CTATCCTCCTCAGATATGTTAAGGGTAGCAAGTGCAGCTATATCTAATTTCATTTTCTTAACAGTAAGCATTGACTCTGCTATCTGCTGTGTTTGGTATGCTATTGAAGCTTTTATCTTAGCCTTCTGTAGCTCATAAGTATTTTTACCTTCTGCTTTAGCCAGTGCTATCTTTCTATCAAAGGCACTCATCTCTTTATTATGAGCATCTGCTTGTGCTGTGGATCTCTTTTCTGTTGCAGCTATTTCATTATCTATTCTTTCTAATTCATTAGCACCTCTCTCTTCACCTGCTACATCAGTAAGTCCCATCCAATCTGTTAGCATCTGAAAGCCCTTGATAAGCATATTTAGTGGCATCATTAAAGCATCTATCACAGTTTGTAATACTCCAAATTTTTTCATTACTAAAACAATAGCGACCACTATAGCTACGATAACAGCTACCAATAAAAAGATAGGGTTCATTAATATCTGAGCTCCTAACTTCATGAAGGCACTACCCATAGTAGTAACTGTCTTAGTAAGGTTAGCCATACCTGAAGCAAGATCCTTAGGGTTTACACCTCCCAAAGCTGTAGCAAAAGTCTTAGCCTTAGTGGATGCCTCTTCAAAGTCTAGACTCATTAAGCTATCCTTAATACCACCTAAGCCATTACTTACCTGCTCAAACTTTGAACCTGTAGCAAAGACAGCTACTGACTCATTAGCATCCTTTATCTTATCAGATAGTTCACCTGCTGCCTGAGACAGTCTAGCAATATCTGCAGGATCTGTAGCATTAGCAATCTCACCTTTGAGTGCTTTTAGTTCTGCTTTAATGGCACCGAGGCCAGAGACTTTTATAGGAATTTCTACTTCGTTCATCTATGTGTAATATTTAATTTCTATTGTTGTGCCGTCTAAGTATCCATCTACAAAGCCTACACCTATTTGAGTGGTGGTAACTGATACTGTGTTAGAGCTTGTGGAGTATTGTGCTGAGATTACCCCATCAAAGTTTACATTGTTAATCATTATAGTAGGCACATTAGTACTAGAGATACCTGATGGCTCATAGTTATCTAAGTACCCCTCATACGTACCTACCCCTGTTCTAGTCCAGGTAACATCACCTAAGCTATTATTTTTTACTTGCACTATAGGATCTGTTATCCCTGCCTGTGTTAAGTTGGCTATATAGATTTGAGGGACTGTGCCTGTAGGTACTCCATTTAAGCTAAGAGCTCTTACACTATCTGCTATTACTTCTGTATCACTTATGATATAGTTATCTCCTACCACCACTGATCTAGTGCCACCTACTATCAAGTTACCTCTACCCTCTACTGTTGCTGTTGCCTGATTAGAGAATACATTAGAGTTCATCATCCTAGTAGCATTAACATTACTCATGGCCATAATTTGTATAGGGCCTATCCCTGCAGGAGGGGTTGGTATGTCAGGGCCACTAGGTCCCATGAAGGGTGTAAAGTTAATCTCACTATCAATACTGATGAGCTCCACCTTTGTGAGCGTGTTAGCATTGGCATCGTAATCAATTACCTTATTGATATTCCACCATGAGTTATCTATCCTAATCTTATCATTTAATTTCATGGCCTGGATGTCAGGCTCTTTAAGATTAAACAAAGCAGTGAGCATCTTACCATTATTAATCTGGCCCATTGTTCGCCTCCAGTATCTGTTGTACAGGTTATTCTCTGTTAGGCTAGTAGGTTGGTAGTAGTAGTAATCACAGATGGCGAAATTAATATCAAAGGTAGGAGTTAGTGGATCATCAAAGTGGCCTACTAGTGGATAGCTAGTTAAGTTAATTTGCCCTACAGATTGATAGTCATATATATAAAACTGTCCACAGGTAGCTAGTGGCTGTCCTACTGTAGTCTTATCATATAGTATCCTTATGTTAGTCTCAGGTGCTGAGCCTGCTAGCATTGGTACATAGGCACCAAAGATAGTTTTAATCACAGGAGTGGGGCTAAACAATACAGCCTTAGTAGTTACTTCCTTTACATACTCATTATCAAAGATAACCTCAGCTTGCCCATAGATGTTATTAGTAGCGTTTGTATAAGTAGTGTTAGGGTTATCCTTATCTGCAGCGTATGTAAGTATTATTTTCTTACTTGTAAGCTCAGGGAGAAAAGATAAGTTCTGCTCCTGGTCTTTAGCCAGCTTAGCAGTCCAATCTACCTCAGCACCACTATCGTAGAAATCATCCCTACTTTGTAACAGTAACTTGTTAGGTTGGCTGCTATCTACCTGAGCATAGATGTTGTACATGTTAAAGATACCCTTAATGAAGTCACTCTGCTTTATCTTTTTAGGCACGTAATCATTTACATCTATTGTACCACCTATAGCATATACTGTACTGTTTGGTACTATGGTAATTTGTATAGATGATATTACTACCTGTAACCTTAATGTATTTGCTACAGGATAAGCTCCTGTTACTGAGCCTAATCTCCATCTCCTAAAATTGTTAACAGGGTTGTTACCAGTAGTCTGTATACTCTGCTGTACTACACTAATACCTAAAGTACCTAATTGGCCGTTGTTAAGTAAAGGGTAGCTAAGAGGGATAGTGCACTGTATATTTTGTGTTAAGATATTGGTAGTGCTAAGTCCAGGTACAGTTAAAGGAGCCTGTACAGCATTCTGTGTAAAGTTAAAGCCAGCAAGTGGTGAGGGGTTTGTATAAAGGTTAATAGGTATCAATGGCTGTGCACCTGCACTAACTGATAAATAAGGTCTGTAAAAGACAGCAGCAGCTGCATTATTATATGAGCCATAACAAGTACCTACGTTACTATTAACTATATTAATCTGATAGCTCATAGTGATATTGTAATCATACTGCTGAGCATTCAAAGTGCTTATGATAAAGGGTGTAGTGTAGACACCTGTCAAAGGGTTAAAGATATTCTGAGGATCCTCTAGCTCAGTCCATCCTGTAATGTTTACTTTAGTTGCAGGCACTAGGTAATTACCTGTACCTACGCTTGTCTCACCATTACTAGCAGAAGTGCTAGAAAGAGTTAAGGATGCTGTTCTTTCTGCTCTTACTAAATAATCTGCATAGTCAAAGTTATCAGGGCCACCATTGTAAGGTATCAATAGCTTTTCAAATTTATCATAGCTCATGGTAGGCCAGTCATAGGTAAAGCCAGCATCTGCAAATATCCTATCAAAGTAACTCTTAGCAAAGATGGCAGGCTTAAACTCTTGAGTGTTATAGACAGCATCGCCTGAACCAGGGAGGAAGTACTTGAAGCCCTCCACTATTGTGTTACTAAATCTAGCCACCACATTGAAAGCATCGTATGGATGGTTAAAGTCTGAGAAGTCTATATCAGTTAATTCCTTGTTAGTAATGGCTGTAAAGAAATCTGCTTTGCTATCCTTAACCAATACCTCATAGGTTACCTGCTCCTCATAGCCATCTGTTAACTGAGTCTTTAGCACCCCTGTTAACTGCATAGAGCAATCTTCCATTATTGGTATGCCATCCTGAATAATAGCACAGGTAGTAAGAGCATTAATATTGAAGGTGCCCTCCACTATATTCACATCGTAATAATGATTAAGCAAGTTGTTGTTATTCTTACTACCAGTGAGCGTGATGGTCTTAGAAAAGTTACCCTTCCTTTGGCTCACATCTCTGATATCTCCTATCTGAAAATTCAAAGGGAAGGCAGTGCCCTCTTTAACATCTAGGAAGCCTGTTGCAAGTTGTATCTTAACCATTTACGATATTGTTATTAGCTAGCTTAATAGTTACGTTCTGCTTAATTAAATTCTTATTCCTTTGGTTGTAGACCTGGTAGTCACTAGTCATGATATTACAGCTGATGTACTCCTCACTCTCAGGTAGATCACAATCATTTGCATAAGAGCTTTTCTTTACATAGGTGAACGGTGAGCTGATGAGCTCAGTAAAGTAGTTAGCCATATCCATAGTCATGAAGTTGGTAGCTAGATCTATGGTAGTGTCAGTGCTTATGTAGGTGTTAGTCATACCTCTATCTGTTAGGTCATAGTCCCATTGATTACTAGGGTTAATATATCCTGCCACATCCTGATTAAATTGCTCACGTGTTACGTTACCCTTTTCATAACTGTTAAGAGTAAAAGCAAAGCTACCCCATGAACCTAATCTATCTAAGAATAAGATACTGTACTCAGTGGTGCGTATCCTTCTATCTATGTTTACCCTGTAGCTTGCAGAGCTTACTACCCCATTACGTTCATAGTGAAATGTATAGGACTCAGTGGTAGGCTCTATCAAGTTACCTGAGCCAAAGACCAGGGTAAGAGCTCCAAAGTTATTAGGCCCTACAGATATACCACTAACATGATCTACAGCTGTTACGTTCTTTTCAAAGATATTACCTCCATCATTCTCAAAGACCATGGTATCAGGTGCAGTAGGTGAGCCATTAGCCACAGCATTTACCCACATATCCTGAGACAGGGTAGCATACATCTCTTTGTTAGCTGCAGGGTAGTTAGTGAGAAACTCATCAAATACTCCATTAAGCATATAGTCCTGGTAGTTGTAGCTAGGCCACTCACTCCATCTGATAGCACCATTGAATACAAAGTTATTTATATCTAGTAGCATATTCCTAGTGACAGTCTTACGGCCATCTGCATAGGTGATATCTCCATTGATAGTAGCATCTGTTACTAGTGAGAATAAACTATTAACCACTAAGAAACCTACCCCTACAGATAGCACAGTGAAGAGACCTTCTAAGTTAGGGTTGGCTACACCTAGATCTGCTTGAGTGATGTTAATCTGATCACCTACTAAGAATGTATTAGCTACGTTTATCTGCACATTAAGTCCACTAGCTGTAAGGTTGTTAGTGTAAGTAGTGGTAGTAAGATACTCCTCGCCTACATGCACATCATATTTGTAGTGGCTGTTTGTTGCGTTGTATGCTGAAGTGTTTGTTAGGTTAAGGTCATAGCTTACCTGTGCCTGTAACAGCTTCGATAGATCTATCTCACCAAAGCCAGTGGAGTAAGTTGGTAGCACCCTGTACTCAGCTATCTTGTTTAGGGTGCCACTCTGATAGATATCAAAGATATACTTAAAGCCCTGTAGTGCTACATTGGTACTGCTGTAGATATACTTAACAGGGTTGTATGCAGGGGTTAATACTTGTGGGGTTGCTTGTGTTACTAATGCCATTACTTCTCTTTACCTATATTAGCGTCATTACTATTATTGTTTTTAAAGCCACCCATTGCGATGAGGTAGGCATGATCTAACATGGCTAGATGTTGTTGCATCCTATCAGGTCTATTGAATACTATCCTCACATGCTTGCCGGTCTTATGGTGGATGTAGGCCTGCACCACCTGTATCTTATGTAGCGTATCAGAATGCATAGTAACTATCATCAGTGTAGTACTCCTGCCTTATGTGAGTAGTGGCGTATCTAATTGCATCCATGGCATCATCAAATAATTTGACAGGCTCATCAGTTATGAAGTCCCCTATCTTCTTCCATTTGTAATTCTCATACTCCCTCTTAATGGCCTTATCATCCTGGCATATTACCCCAAAGGTCTTAAGGTTGTCTATGCCTTTCTTAACCACCTTGTTCGCATTCTGGACATCATACCCTGCTATGTTCATTTCTTGTATGATTTCTGGACGTGAGTAATCTGCTAAGATGGTGACAGTCTGTTCTATGTTTAGGGTGGCTAACTTCTCTATGAGCATAGTAGTGGTCAGGTAGCTCTCATATATCACAGGCTCTATGTAGATATCATTATCACAGTAGTATACCCTCATCAAAGCTGTGGGGTGGTTGTATCCAAAGTCTAAGCCATACACGTACTTAACAAACTTAGCAGGCCTATGAGCTACAAAGGACCAGTTGCTGTAGATGTTACTCTTAGAGGTTGCCTTCTCACCTAGGGCATAGATCTGATACAGTGCCTCATCTGTTCTCTTAAGATCCTCTATCTGTGCTTTGATGCTATCAGGTAGGAAGGGGTTATCTTTGTAGGTAGACTTTATCAGAGTGCTTTCCTCAGCAGGGAGCTCATACAGCCATGATACACTATCAGATGGGTTATAGTCAAAGATTAGCTTGTCCTCTGTTCTCATGTTAAGCTGAGTGAAGTCATCAAAGTACAGCTCATTAGCTTCATTGCACCAGGCTATATCTCTCTTACGTCCCCTTATCTTTTGCTCATCATCCACACTAAAAAACTCCACCATAGATCCATTACCAAAGGTGTAGATGTGCTCACTCTTATTGTGGCTCTCCTGCTTATACAGGCCTATATCCTTAAGTATCTCTATGAAGTCCCTAAGCACTGTGGCACGTAGGGCAGGGAAGGTCTTGCGTATCACTGACACCACCTTATTGTTATTCTGCAGGCAGTAGATGATCATGAGCTGGCACAGGCTGTAGGTCTTAGAGCTCCTGGAACCACCCTCATTTATGATGAACCTCTTATCACTTAAGATGGCCTCATAGTTTTTCTCAAAGATGGCAGTCGCTTTTATATCCATAGCAAAGCTAGTACCTAGTTAGATACTATATAGTTATTATTATTATTATTACTACTTAACTATAGTAACAGTTATAGCAGATATCTTCTCATCACCACTGGTAACATCTGTATGCTCTTTCAGTGCATTTAGTCTCTGAGTTATGGATGGGTTAAATTGTCCTACCATCCCTCCTGTAATTTGATCGTTACGGATCTCTTTCTTTATGTGCGAACAGACAGTCTTGTATTCAGAATATCTACCCTCAGCATTATCAAAATAGTTATGTACATCAGAGTAATTATTATAGCAGAATATCTCAAAGCCCTCATTAGTCAAAGGTACCCTTAATGGCTCTGCTACCATCTCAGCAGTCTTTTGAGATAGCACCCATTTAGTCCTGGGGTTAGCAGCACAATATGCTTTGTACTCCTCAAATATCTCCATTAACTTCTCAGGAGTTTCTATCAGTTTAGGCCTCGGCATCTTTCTCTTTTTTCTCTTCGTTATCTACCCCTTTATACTTTGCCTTAGGAGTGCTCTCTTCAAATAGATAGCCTAATCCTTTAGAGGTGTAATATACATGATCCTTAGCAGTCTCTTCTGTTACTGTAAAGCTGGTCTCATAATTGCCATTATACATAGTAATATACTTACCTAGGTGTTCCGTCTTTGTCTTCATACTGTAATAAAATTAAAAAAGTGTAATATAATGCTATCCAAATTCCTGCTGCTCTGCTAGCCCAAATATAATCTAGGGTAAACAAAGCAAGTCCACAGCTCAGAGCTGTAAGTAACGATAAGATGCTAATAAACTGACTCGGTTTCATACCTATATTGTAATTTGTTTAGGTTTTGTTTTAATTCTTTGATCAGGTAGTAAGCTGAGGTATGAGTAATACCAAAATATGTAGCCAGTGCTCTGCTTGTTATGTACCCTTTATCTATGTATGCCTCAAATACTATCCTCTGCACCTGGTCCACTATCTCTGATCTATATATCTCTATTAATCCCTTGTTAAATGAGTACAATTTGTCCTCCCTTATCTTATCTGCTAGCTCATCATCCTCTATTCTATCAGGAGTGTTATCTATTATAGCTGTTACCCTATCATCTTTGTGGCTTTTAGATGTACTCCACAGTATCTGATACTTGATAGTGTTTAGCAGGTATGCTTTTACCTTATCCTCATCTGCTGTGTAATCATTTATAGTAAGCACATGAAGGTAACTGTTATTAATCACTGTGTCAGCATCTATGTAGCTCCCCATCTTAGATAGAAAGTAAGCCGTATAAGCTCTCACCTCAGGGTAAGCCCTACTAATGTAGTTGTCTAAGAGCTTTTTCATACCATATCATAAAATCCTTATACCATATCCTTCTCCTAACAGATGCACAGAAGCACTCTCTAGGTTGCACCCCATCATACTTAGTTCTAATCTTATATAAAGCTACACAGCTGTGCTTAGAGTACCTGATATTCTCAGGTAACAGCTCTATTTCAGCAATAAGATTTATCTCAGTTTGTTCAAACATTCATCTAATATAAAAGCAAGCAGTGCAGCCTGACAAGCCAGGATAAAATCAAAGGTAAAAAGTAAAGTAAGCCAAAAAGCCACACATTTAATACATCCTAGTGCAGAGTGTATATGTATGGCTATTGGTAACCTGGTGTTATACTTGAATAAGTAGTTAAAAGTTGCTTGTAATGGTTCAAAAGTAACAAACCACCACGCTAATGGTATAAGGGCTAGTAATATCATGGCCCAAATATAATAAAATTATTTAGAATGGCAAGTCATCATCTGAGTCATCTGGCATTAAAGGTATCTCTGTATGCACTGGCTTCACATAAGGCTCTTGGAATGTAGTACTAAAGTACTTTATACCTGTCTTACTTTCTTTAAGCCATAGAGCTACCTCCATATCTTTACCATTTACATTTACCTTACCCTTGTAGTCAGGATGAGTTTCGCTTGTCTTCTTATCATTTTTGAAGATAGCACCTGTGTTGTTCTTAGTTTCCATTGTTAATCATTGTTAAAATTTGTTAATAAATAAGCGATTGTGCACCACCACCCCCACACCACAGCAGGGGTTAGTAATATTGATAGTAGGATGATCATAGCCTCCTCTCCTTAATGATAGGCAGCTCTTCACCGTATACTTTAAGTGTAAGCTCTTCTGCGTATTCTTTTGCTAGCACTGCTACCCTTTTAGGTGAGTACTCTATAACCTTACTGATAAGGCCTTGCATAGCACAAATTAGTGCATCTTCGTAAAACTCTTCTCTTGATCTCATAGTTTATTTATTTCTTGTTTAACTTCTTGCCAATAGTTAATGTACCAAGTAACTGTTGAAAAATCATCTCTTGTAGATTGGTCATTTCTATAATCGCCAACATCGTGAAGGTCTAATTTTAATATCTCATCAACTGCTATTAAAGCACATTGTTTAGCTTCATCATAATTTAATGATTTACATTTCATTTGATAATCAACTATTAGTTGTGCTGCTTTTTCTCTTGCTGTCATAACTGCTGTATTAGTTCATTAAAATACTCTCTACACTGTTCTACCCTCACCTTGATCTGCTCTATCACCTCCTCATCTCTTTGTATTACAAAGGTCTTTACTCTCTTAGCATCAGGGATATGGTCGAAGCTGTGCTGTTTCTGCACCTGGTCTCTAAGATCTAAACTCTCCTCCATTAGCCCTAGCTTATAGTGTGCACTCTTTACTTCCTGCTCAACAATTGCATGGGGTGTATTAGTTAGGCAGTAACAAAGTAAAGCCTCTTGTTTATTACATAAAAACATATACCCTTGGAGCTGATAGTAGTAC